TTCGCGTTGTTCCGAACAGTGTCGAGAAACCTGCCTTCATCCGATCCATTAATGACATAAACATCCACTCCTAGTTCTGCACATAGTGCTTTTGCTACTGTAGTTTTACCACATCCTGCAGGCCCTGCAAGAAGTAGATTAGGAACTTCACCCTTACTTAGAAAATCTTTGAATGTCTTCTTTATATTTTCTGGTAGGATACATTCTTCAATGGTTTTGGGTCTGTATTTTTCAACCCACAAAAATTCATCATGCATTATTAAAAACCTTTAGATTTTTTAGGTTTGTCAAGAACTTCAATTACTGGTTTTTCAAATGCAGTTTTGTTCCACCAATGTTCTTGAACTTCATTCCATGATTTTACCACGAATGAACTGCGTTTGTAAACTATCTTATAATGATGGCGATCATATGGTTCATTACTTGTCTGTTCAAACCAACGTGGATCATCCTTTTCAATTAGATTAGTCATCATGATCTTCCCATTGATCTGTCAAACCTTTGTTATTAAAGAATGCTCTATAGATTCCAAGTCCTGATAGTATCACTAAGATTATTAAAATAGATATTCCAAACGTGTAGTTTGGATCAGCATTGTAATGAGGTATGATTGCATTACATTTAGTCCATGTACCCGGTAATGTATATACTGGTGGACAAGATAGAAAAATCATAAGTTATATCCAGTTTGGTTTGCGATTTGGTTTTCTAATATAATTATTGCACACCCAAGGTTTAGATGCAATATATCTTTTGTACTTGGTTAGTATATCAATACTTGGGTCATGTTTAAACTCATCAGGCCCTGCAAATGCAAAAGGTGTTGCTTCTTTGTGGCACTCTAATGTTCTTCCTGTTTTTTCTTCAAATACTTTTTTTGCTGCATTCATTGCAGTTTGACAGGAATGTATCTTTCCATATCTATCAGTATATTCTTGAAGTAATCCAAAACCGTGTTGAATTAACCAAGCAGTATTGGCAATATTTTCTGCTGCCCAGACAGTGCAAGGATGACCTCTAAAGGCACCTTTCTCTGTGTTATATGGTGTTCCATCTTTCTTAGGTAATAGGTCATTACCCCAGTTAAAATACCATTTTGAATAAACAACTGCCAACATTTGACAGGTCTCAAGAGGCATCTTGACCACATGTTTGTCAGGCAAAACTTCTGCTGACTTAGTAGGATCAGGATCAGTAATAAAAATGTTCATTCAGAATCTCTCCATTCTTTTCTCATTATAACATACTTTTCATCTTTTGCTGCTTTATCTCTCATTTTTTTGAAAACAGTTGCAGAGCGGGACTTTTCACAGTGTAGTGCGGTTGGCGACTGCGGTGATACGGAACCATCTCTAGCGTACTTCTTCCCACTAGGATGATTTGCATACCTGCGGGAGCGAGTAAATCCCATTTCAAGAAACTTCCGAGCCATGTCCATTCCAATGAAGTCCTGTTGCTCCTTATAGTCACAGAACATGGAGTAGATTTTATCAGCAGATTTGCGAGCAATATTTTCATTTACAAACCTCCAATGAGCACATATGTCGTTAGTGTAAGGCCGTACCAGTAACACTCCTTGTTCCCCCCTTCCAATGCGATAAAGTTTGCGAGTTTCTTCATCTGTAAAATCAAGGGTTTTGTAATCGAGTCCATAATCAAATTCTTTCATTACCAAGTTTTTGGATGATTGTTAATATCACCTTCAACGTGATTATGATCTATATTATCTATTTGTTCTATACGTAAATGTTCTAAGGAATCAGCAATTCTTTCCAAAGAACTCATACCATCTTTGCGTTCAAGAGCATATTCATCCATTTGATGAATTAATACACTTATTTTTGAATTGAGTTCTTTAAATTCACTCTCATGATTTGTACTAATTAATTTCAAAGTTATTAAAGATGTTGCAGCTGCAATTGGTATTGCGGTGAAAAATGCAGTAATCATAATTAAGTCCAGTTAGATCTATCACATCCCCATTTCTTAACTTCCATTGAGTGAAAACGGGTCTGCATGTATTGTATCACAGATTTATAATCTGTGTTTGGATTGCATGAAAATAAGTCACATCTTGCAACATCATCTTCAGGCCATGTATGTATGCTGATATGACTTTCTGCAAGTAAAGCATAACCAGTAACACCATGAGGTTGAAACTTATGAGTATCAACCTTTAACAATTCTAGTTTAGCAATCTTTGATGCTTCTATCAAGGTCTCCTTTACATATTCCTCATCATCTAGTGGAGAAGATATAAGACATTGTTTTAAATCAAACAGAACGTGTTTCACTTAGTCTCCTTCTGTTCTTTCATATACTCTTCTCTACCATCTTTAGTAAAGACACCCTTCTCATAATCAAAGTAGGGATGTGGTGCAGCACTTACAACAGGATTTTTAGTTTTATTCTTGATGACAATAAATCTATCGGCAGCAAATGTTCCTGCAAGTTGAACCTCTATCTCATCACTATCTTTCCAGTTGATACTGCCATCTTTTTTGGTATGAAGCATTGCCTCTTGAATTTTGTCGATAATTTCTTGTGTTAGTTTCATTGTTCAGTATCTTTTGGTAAATAAACCTCTACAATAGAGTGGCATTTTGGACATGATAGATTGGTAACTATTGCAATGTCTTCGCATCCATAGTCTTCACCATCAAAATCTGATCCCCAGATCAGTTCAGTATTACAGTGCCAACATTTCATTATTCAAAAGGTAAGTGTGGTCTATTAAATTTGATTCTAAATTTTCTAAGGAATCTATCAAGAGCAAAGTCTCCTCCACCATAACAGAGAACACAGAATGCTCCTCCAAAGTATAGAACAAGAAGTTCTAATAGGTATATATTGAAACCTGCTGTGGCAATTGCATGATAAATTGCAACTGCTATGGTTCCTATGATAGCAAGTGCACCTAGTCTAGTAAACAATCCTGCTATCAATAGCCAACTACCATATATCTCAGAATAGGCTGCTATGTAAGAAGAGAATATTGGAAACGGTAATCCAATAGGTCTTACAAATGCATCTGCAAAGTTTTCTATGTCCGCTAATTTTTCATATCCATGATGTATTAGCATAGTGCCTATTGATAATCTTAGTATCAATAGTCCGAATGATTTCATCCGAACGTAGAATCTGGTTCAAGAGCGATGTAGTAAGTTAGATCTTGATTCTTACTAATAAAACGAGATAGTAATTTCTTAGAAACAACTACATCATATGTTCCGGGAAGTATCTTTATATTTTCTACTTTAAAATTAAATGAGAATGTTGAGTCTGTTTCTCCAACAACAATAGAGAAATCATTAGAGGTATCATTCTTCTTATCACGAACAAGAATTTTAACAACACCTTCTCCACCAATAACTGATAGATCTTGAAGTTGATATATGGCTGCTGCCTTAAGTAACTTATCTAACTGTTCAGTGCTTAATGTAAATGATACATCTTCACTTGGAAGTTCGATTGGTTTATCTGGAGGAGTAACGATAACTTGAGGATCTGCAAAGAAATATTTGGATCTCATTTTACCTTCTTTAATTACAACGTATCCGTCATTGTTGAAATCTAATTCTGGACTCTGATGTAAACCCATTCCATTTAAGAATTGATTTAAGTCATATATACCAAAGTCTTTTGGCAACTCTTCTTTAAGTTGTACTTCTGCAAGGATATTTTTCATCACACTAATTGTGCGAAGTTTTGTTCCCTGTTTAAAAAGAATTGATTGATTAATAGTCGAAAAGTTTTTCAACACAGAAAGTGTGTTGTCAGATAGTTTCATAACCATAGGTCTAAGTTTCATTGTTAAGGCATTTGTTCAAAATCATCAGATGGAACTGACGGTTCTCCATAATGTCCATCAAAGTGTAATAATAGCATAGCATAATGTATGACTTTCATCAAGTCTGTTTTGTTTCTACCATCTTTACTACCATAACGACTACCATACTTGAGAATATTTGCTTGACAGAAATCTGTTGCAATATCCCTTGCTGCCATTAGGTCAATAGTTTGCACTTTACGGAACTCATGTTTACTTCCTGTATAGTGTCCTTGATATGTTCTTGAAACATATTCTTCAATATCTTTTAAAATATCTTGTTCATGATATTTGTATTGATGATTTCTCTGTGGTTCGTAATCCATTGATTTCTCTATTTTTTCTAATTGATCTTTGTGAAATTGTTGAGTCCATCCATCGTTATAGAATGAATTTGCATTCGTAAAATGATGTGAATATTGATCATCAATATCTGAAAGATCAACGTCACTCATGCTAACCACTCTTTCTGCTCTAGCTCGATCTTCTGGATCAGTAAATGGATTCTCTGCATTGGGATCATTACGTTTATAATCATACCACGCATCTGAATGTTCTTCTTTCATAGGATAATCCTCATCAAATGTTCCATTTAATATTGATGCTGCTAGACTCCATGCATTAACCATAAGTAAATAAGAAATCGTTTACTAAACTTTCTGCTTTATCTGCACCAAACTTTCCTTTCAGATATCCTGATACTGGATCGAGTTTGGTCATGTATGCATCAAAATCTTTGTATTGACTAGTATCAACACTAGTCGGTCTTTCTAATTCTAACATCTCTCTATACTTTGTCAAGTAAGTTTTGAACATATCTAAATGATCATCTACCTCAGATGCAGTGCATTTGGCAATGTATATGTTTTTTGAAAAATGATTACCAATCTCAAAGAATCTATAATCTCCTTCATACACAGGTAATCCTTCTACAGAAAATGAATAATTTTCTACAGGATGTTGAAAGTCAAATACAATAATAATTTTCTTCTCAAAAAATCCCATGAGATCCATACCAAAACATGGAAGATTACTGCCAGTTTTAGGATAAATGATGTTATTGTAAATACAAGATTTTTCACTGAATATATCAACCTCTCTTGCTTTGATTATATATGGGTTAGTATAAGTTTTTGCTATAAGGCCAGTTCCCTTACTTTCCCACTTAGCCCAAGTTTCTCCATATTCCAAATCAGGAAATATGGAGAAAAGAGTTTGGCGATAATTATCCCACAGTTGGTTCATTACTCTTCTTCTTTAGTTGGAAGAACAACTGTATCATCTACCTTATCATAGAGTTCAAGGAATGCTTGTTTAGTTTCATCATCAAAACGATTAACACAAACTTGAATTGCTTTCATCTTATCATTGAAGATAGAGTATGCACGTAAGATATGAACCAATCTACGAGTACTGATGATCTCTTCGATACCACCATCATAGAATGTCTTACGAATGATATCACCCCAATCAACGAGTTTCTTACAGAAATTAGTGTCTGTAATACCAAGAGTAGATGCGACTCTTCCTAGTATCTTTGCTTCAATAGAAGGTGATGGATAATCCTGTTCAAATGTTACTGGGAATCTTTCGAGGAATGCTTCATTGAGCACGTTAGTTCCAATAAATCTTCCGTCGTCTGAACCTTTACCCTTAGTATTTGCGGTGGCGATGACATTGAATCCGGGTCTTGGTTTAACGAATCTTCCAATCTTTTTAAGGAAAAGACCATTTCCCTCAAGGACGCTCTGAAGGCAGAGGATTTTGTTAGAGGCAAGGAGCAAGATTGCACCTCGTTCAAGTGCTTCGATGACTGGGCCATTGTGCCAAACGGTACTGCCATTAACGAGGCGGAAACCGCCAATAAGATCATCTTCATCTGTTTCAATAGTAATGTTTACACGAATAAGTTCTCTTTTGAGTTGAGCACATGCTTGCTCTACACCAAAGGTCTTACCGTTACCAGATAAACCTGTGATGAATGTTGGATAGAATTGTTTAGATTGAATAATCTTTTTTACATCAGGAAAAGATCCAAACTTAACAAATGTATCATTAATAGTAGGTACTAAGTCTTGCACTACTGGAGGTTGCACTGAAGGTGCAGAGAAAGAATTTTCAATATTCTCAACTGCTTTTGTTGTTACCTCTAGATTCCACTTTCCACGACCAACTTTGAAATCATTTAATTTCTTAGTTACTGTCTGATATGCTATGTCATTCATAGCACAAAAACCTTTAACATCAGCAGCAGTAAACTCTGTGCCATAGTTGGATTTTAACCCATCAATAATTTCTTCGCGAGTCATTTTGATTTCAAATAATGCCATAATGTGATTTGTTTCTATATGGCTATTATACTCGATAGAGAGTGGTTTTCTATATTATGTAGACACTAATTTGATTGTCTACTATAAGATGGTGGGACATGGTGATCATTCCAATGACGTATATTACCGGCTACAATAAAACAATTTGTAATGATCAATTGAAGAAAAATAAGAGTTCTAATGATTGCAATATAATCTGCCTCTTTATCATTTTTACCAGATTTATCACCTAATGCTTTCGCCCACATTCTCCATACTTTACGCATTCCTATTGAAAAATTCTTTTAACGAAGATTGGCATTGACCTGTATTTTCTTTTGGGTCATACTTATCATATCCTTTTATTTTCTTCCATTCATTATACAATGCACCTAACACCCATGCCTGAGATAATTGTTTAGGCCCATTCTCTAACAGTTCAAGATAACGTTTGTTACTTGTATACTGTTTGTATTCTTCTCTCCAGTTGGAGTCATCGTAAGGTTTCTTATCCATATGCAAAAGTCTTTCCTTTAATTTGTGATTGGCCTTCTGGGTTTTTGCCCTGTGGTTTGAACCTACCCACATTTATTCCTTTTGATTTACCTAAACCACCTTTGCGTGTTGCTGATAGTGTACCAGTTTTTTTAGTTTGTGTCAATACAGAATCCTGACCATACTTCTTACCTAATTTCTTAACTGCTTTCTTAAACTTTCTCTTACCCATCTTACCACGATCTATTACATGGCTTCTTTCCTTTACCCTTCTTTCTTTACCGTCATCACCTTTTTCTAGATATGAACCAGTTACTTTGGTAGCACCTCTTTTGAATGTACCACGAATATCTTTATCTAATTGTTTTGCTCTAGCACGATTCTCTTTTGCAGATTTATCACCTCTAGATGCAGACATTACTGCAATGCCTTTTTTAGATTTACTCTGTATTCTGGATAGACTACTCTCATCAATTTGAGAGCACTCTATCATAAACTCTTTGAAAGATATCATGCTACTAAAGAAACAAATTCTCCTAATACCTTTTTATTTAGTTTTTTGGTATTCAAAGACTTAACAAATGCTCTTTTAATCTGAGTTTTTGTTGCACCATCTGCAACATCAAACTCGGCATCATCAGCAAGATTAGATGATGACATTGCAAAGTATGCATCATATCCGGCATTTTTAAGTGCAACAGATTTGTTTTTCCTCCACTCATTGAAAAGTTTTTCATTCTCACCTTCATGCATTCTGATAAAAGATCTAGCCTCTCTATTGTTGATAAGACGAATACCGATAAAATTAGTGGCAGGAAACTTATCTTTTAGATTAGTAAGAAGAGTGGTAGCAAAATCATGCCAGTAATGTCCAAACTTATATGTCTTGCCTGTCTTTCTATCTCTTAAGAAAGTAGAAAAAGAATTTATGCTTTGAGTTCCCATGTATAATTCTTCTTCATACTTACGATCATACTGTTTGTATGCAGGAACACCGTGTGCCTCACCATCAGTTAGAATAACACATTGCACTTTCTCTACACCATTTTCTTTTTTAAACTGAGGTATGATTGTATGAAGTGCGATTAAAGATTCATTCAAAGGAGTTCCAGATAAACTTAATGCGTAAGGAATATTATATCTGATGTCATAGTTATAACTGGTACGTCTAACCATGGCGGTAGCAATTCTCCAGATATTAATCATATGGTGCTCTAATTCTCTTGCATTTGATTTGCTTGAGAAAAAATTCATCAAACAGAATTGTTCTTCGACAACAAGTAAACCAGTTTTCTTTTCAAAGTGTGGTTTTAAACCAGAGTTTCTATAAGAACGATATCCATCAACATCAACAATACCATCAACTCTACTTCTAAACTCATTAGTAAATGCATAAACTTCAAAAGGAATCTGAACTTTTTTACAGAACCAGATTAAGTTGTATAATTGTTTGATAGTATCTTGAATAACATGACTCATAGAACCAGACCAATCAAGAATGAATACAAGACCGTGATTCTTACCATCAGGTAGAACTGTTATCTTTTTGAAAAGATCTTCACTAAACTTATAGTTGTGAAGTTTTGCTGTATCGAGAACACCAGTGCGAGAGGTGGCTGCACGAGCATAAGCACTAGCAGACTTCTTCATCTCAAACTCTTTTACAAGATAATTAACTTCTTTCTGTGCTTCTCTTTTGAACTTGACAAACTCCTCATCAACAATTTTAAATAACTCAGGATACATCTTTGCTATTTCTGCAGGAAGACTACCATTACCCTTAATCTCTTCATCTCTTTTCAATTGTTGTCTTTGAAAGTCTTCATCAATAATATTATGAACTTTTTCAGTTGAAGCAATCACAGTATCTAAATTAACTTGAGGCACCTCTACGTAGTTGTTCTCAACAGC